ATCGCCCGGTCCCGAGGATGGCGTCGGCGTGGACGGCGGCGATGATGCTTTTTTTTCGGCGGGCGTCGGGAAGGTCGCCCGGTGGATGAGGTTCCCGTAGAACGCCACGATGCCCGGATACCGCGTCTCCAGGTCCGACACGAACTCGTTCGCCAGCATCCGGATCCCCCGGTCCCGCACCACCCGCAGGTGAGACGCCCCGTCCGGCGTCGGGATGACGGCCGGCGCGTCCGGCACGTCCACCCCGATGCGGAAGCACAGCAGCCAGGAGCGCAGCAGCAGCTCCAGTTCGTTGGCGTCGGGCGAGAACAGCCCCTGGACGAAGCGGGCCTCATCGGGGGACAGGGCCCGGTACGTCAGCACCGACGGCGTGCCGTTCGTGGCGTAGGGCCGCAGGTGCGAGGCGTCCCCGTCCTCCCGCCACGCCTCGAGCGCGGCAAGGGGGACGCTCTGGAGCGCGCTGTCGTCGCGCCAGATGGACTCGCGGATGTCGTTGGCCCGCCAGCCGAAGCTAAGAGCCATCGCGCACCGCCTTGCGCACGATGGGCGAGACCACGGGCTTCGGCTCGGGGTTGACCGCCGCGACGGGCGCGAACGACAACTCGACTCCGCAACTGCACTTGATCCTGACGTAGGGCCCATCCTGCGGCAGGAGCGTGTGGTGCTCGTGCCGCGCGTGCGGGCTGCCGACGCCATTCAACATGGCTTTGATGTCCATGGCGCCTCCTACAGTTGGCCGAACGAGAAGGCGGGGAGTGCCGAATCGAACGAGTTCCCGCGCGCGGCCTGCGGCTTCACCGCCGTGAACGCGAAACTGAACACGCCCTGGGCGTCCTGGTAATCGAACTCGTTCGACGTCAGGTGCATGGCCGGCATCGCGAAGCAGAACACCTGCCCGGCGGTGACGCCCTTTTGATAGAACAGGTCGATGGTGTCGCCTGCGCGCAGGCGGTCCACCAGCGACTTGAACCCGGAGACGTCGTCCTCGTCGGCCAGCAGGGTGGCGGTCCCGGTGATGGGGCCGAGGTCCATGGCGTGCCCGTCGATCTGGTTGAGGTTCGACAGGGCGGGGCGCGGCTTCGGGCTGAACCCGCAGTCGATCTCGATGTCGCCCATCAGCACGTTCGTCCCGCCGATGAGACACCGCGCCGCCTTGCCGTCGATGGGCACCGTGGTGTCCACCAGCGTGATGGGCGTCGCCGCGCCCACCGCGACGGGGCGGTCGACGTTGTACTCGTAGGCCTCGCCCGCGGTGTAGCTGAACCCGAAGCGCACCACCTGGTCGCGCCCGATCATGAGCTTCACGGTCGGCATGCAGCCGTGGAACAACTGCCGGAACTTGCCGCCCCGCCAGCCGTCGAAGGTGCGGGTCCGGAAGTCGCTCGCCTTGCGCTGGTACCACGCCGAGGCATAGGCCGTGGTCGAGCCCGACACCTGCGACGCCGTGATGTGCGACGTCCCGATGGTGAGCACGTTGGACGAGATGCTGCGGATGTGCCCCGCCTGCCCGTTGTTCACCAGGACGAAGCCGCCCGTGCTGAAGTTCGAGCCGCTGCCCACCGTCAGGCTGGTGCCCGACATCGACGTGGTGGTGGTGCCGGTGTCCAGGTCCTCGGTGAACACGTCGGTCAGCAGGTCGCGGAGGTCGGGCTGCCCAGTAGCCGCGGTGCTGCTGCCGGCGGCGGTGACGGTGCGGACGGGCAGCTCGTAGGCGACCGAGCCCTCGTTCGTGATGTGGACCGGCGCGTCCGGATCGCCGTGCCCGATGAGGGTACGGGCCAGCGTCTTGGGCGTGACCTTCGCGGTCACCTGCCCCTCGGGGCGGACGACCGCCCGGAGGTAGGCCAGTTGGCCCGCCGTGGTCGACGTGACGGCCGGCGTGAACACGAACTTCCCAGTGCTGGTGGCGAAGTCGGTCACCTTTGCCGCCTTGCCGGCGTTGGCGCCGCCCGCGAACAGCAGGAAGTAGCCCTTGTCGTTCCAGTAGTCATCGGGCTCGTTCGTGATCGAAGCGTGCGCCGAGGCAACCGCCGTGGTGCCCTCGGGGTCGACGCCGACGCTGGACGTCCAGATCGGCACGTCGGGTGGCACCCAGATCTGCACGACCGTCGTGCTGGTGATGGAGTTCCAGGCGGCGTCGATGGTCGCCACCCCGGTGCTGGTGTTTACGGACTTGATCTGGCGGAGCTGCCCGCGCGCGTTGCCGTCCTGCGGGACGACGTAGCACCCGACCCAGTCGTTCTGGGTGAGCACCGCCGTCGTGAACGTGGTGGTGGTGATGGCGCTCGGGATGACCGAGAAGGCCACGGAGAACCGCTGCGCGCCCCGGTACTGGGGCTCAGCGCAGGTGGTCCACAGATCTGCAACTTGTCGTCGTGGTTCGTTCGGCATGTTTTCACTCCTCGTCAGCGTCGCCGACGGTCAACCAACACCCTCAACCCGCCCAAGAGGTCCCCCGTCGCTTTCAGGATGGGGACCACGAATCCAAACTTGCGCCGCTTGTAGGCGGCGTAGCGGTCGCTCAGCGCCTTGAACGGCTTGCCGCTCTTGTTCTGCTGCTGGAGCACGTGCCGCAGCACCGAATCCAGCATCTCCCGGCCCGCCTTATCGACGGCCGCCCGGCGCGTGCCGGCGTCCTCGGAGGTCATGCCGCGCAGGATGAACCGCAGCGAATCCCGCTCGTCCTTCGACAGGTAGAACGGGTTCCGGTCGACGCCCGCCTGCACGCGCGCGATGAGGGTATTGAGCGCCTGGCCGCGCTGCCCGCCCGCCACGATGCTGATGGTGGTGTGCGCGTCGGCGGACACGGCGGCGACCTTCGCCTCGATCATCCGGGCGATCTTGTCCAGGTCCTGGAACTCCACCTTCTGCGCGGTCATGACGTGATCATGTCGGAGCGCCACTGGACGAAGAACCGCACGGCCCACACCTCGGCGCGGGGCAGGTCCTGGACCCGCTCGTAGCCCTGGAACCGGATCTCCCGGATGCCGCTGGTCGTGCTGCTGTAGTTGTTGGGGTCCTCGACCATGTCGGCGATGCGCTGACAGTCGTCGGCCGCGTTGCGCAGCACCGTCTGCCGGTCCCCCTCGCCGCGGTCCCCGCCGGGCCGGCTGTACGCCACGTACACCACGGCCCGCCCGTCGATGACGTTCTCGGAGGTGCCCCAGTTGCGCTGGTACGGCTGCGCGCCCTCGAGGTCGACGAAGTAGAGGCCGTCGATGGCGCCCTCTGGCTCGTCCTCGATCTTGAAGCGATAGGCCGACCGCTTGAACCCGGCGTCGGGCGTCTCGGAGGTGATGGCGTCGATGCGGGTTGCGATCTGACCGAGGACGTCGCTGGCCTTGTAGGCCGCCACGTCACGCGCGCTCCAGGCTGATGGTCGTCCACCCGCCGTCGTCCCGCCCGGAGGTCGTGCCGTCCTGGTCGACGTCGGCGGGGGTCTGCTGCTGCAGGTCCTTCACCAGCCGCTCGTACTCCGCCTCGAGCTTGTCCATCTGGGCGGTCCAGGCGTCGCCGAAGCTGAACCGGCGCAGCAGCCAGAACTTCACCGCCACGGCCCGGCGGAACACGTCGGCTCCGATGAAGCAGTGGCTGCGCGTCTTGCCGCCGAGGTCGAGCAGGAACATGTCGCGCGCCTGCTTGATGGCGGCGGGGAGGTCCAGCTCGGCGTCCAGCGCCTTGTCGGCCTTGGGCCAGATCTGACGCAGGTCGGACTCGTCGCAGGCGAACTCTGGGATTTTCCGCAGGTAGCAGTCGACGCCCTCGGAGACGACGTCGCCGCTATTCGGCGTGAAATCCGCCCATCCCCCGATCCACGTGGAATCGGCTGCCGTGGAGGCGACCGCGTAGGAGACCCGCGTGCCCTGGACGGCAGAGCCGGCGGCGTGCGCCACCAGCAGGGGGGCCCAGAGGGTGGCGGTCGAAGCCGAGAGGCTCTTGACCGTCACGACCTCGTGAGGCTCGGTGGAGGCGGTTGCGGCGCCGAGGCGGTACCGGCGATTGACCACGACCCCCGTCGCGCTCGCCAGCGCGATGGTGGTGGCCTTGGCTGCCGCGGCGGACGATAGGGTCGTGGCGACGCTGTCGACGGTGGCGCTCGCGGCGTCCACCTTCTTGGTGCCGGCGTCGGTGTAGAGGGTGACGGTGCAGGACGAGGGCTGCCGGTCGAGGAACTGCGTCTCGATCGTGCCGCCGACGTCCTTCTGGAGCACCTGGATGGCCATCAGACCCGCTTGGCCGTGTACCTGATGAGCGCCGCGAGGTAGTCCTGGATCTCGAGCAGCGTCGCCGTCTTGGCGTCCAGCTTCGCGAGGGCTGCGCGCATGGCGGTGCGCCGGGCGGCGTCCACCGTCTCGACGTTGGCGACCACGGCGTGCACGGTGGCCAGTTGCGCCAGGAAGGCCGGCGCCTCCGTGCCCGCGCGCAGCGTGCCCTTGAGCAGGGTCCCGTCGGGCGCCTCGTAGCCGTCCCAGTCGCCGACGCCCGTCTCACGGATGCGGACCTTGGCGAACCTGGGGACCGATGCGCGCCAGCCGGTGTCGGTGAAGTCGTTGGCGGGGGCGGGGCCAAGTTTGGTGAGGCTCATCGCGGCAGGAACCTCCGGTAGAGGGTGGCGACAGATCCGATCTTCAGCCCGGACGCGACGCTGGAGACGAGGTCGAAGGACGTGATCTCGGTGGCCGTCTCGTTCCAGAGGCCTGCCACGGCGCGCGTCTCGGCGATGGCGGTGGCGGGGCCCCAGCCGAACACGCCCTGCCAGGTGCGCAGGATGCCGCTGCGTGCATTCCAGTTCGTGGACCCGAGCAGCCACTCGTTTGCGCCCGACGCCTGGACGCCGATGAAGGCGTCGCTGATGCCCACGCCGTTCGACTGCATCGCGTGCAGGTTCGTGGTCGCGCCGTTGGGGCGCAGGTAGACCGAGGCGTTGATCGCGGTCTTCAGGCGGAAGTCGAGGAAGTACCCGCCGTCGGCGTCGCCCACGAGGCCCGAGAAGGTGGTCGACGTCGCGTCCGCGATCAGCTCCTTCTTGTCGGCGAACGGCAGCACGCGCCAGTCCTTGGTGCCCGTCCCGACCTTCTCGAAGGCCGCGGTTCCGTCGGCTCGCACCACCACCGCGCCGAGGGCGCGCGCCAGGCCCGTGACGGACGGGTCGAAGGAATCGGCGACCACCTCGTACAGGTTGAGATCGGCCGGGCCGCCGCCCACCACCGCCCCGGCGGAGAGCTGCGAGACGGTCTGTGCGTAGTCCGCCACGGTCACTCCCTCTCGAAACCGATGTAGGTGGACACGAGCGGGGTGCTCCCGCCCGGCGCGATGCTCCGCGTCTTGAACCGCGTGAACTGCTCGCCGCTCAGCGTGAACACCTCGGCGGTGCGGATGGCGGTGGCGCTGGCGCTCCACTTCGAGGTGTTCGCCGCCATGGCCGCCCCGCCGTTCAGGGACCCGAGGTACAGCCAGCGACCCGCGCTCAGAGAGCCGGTAGTGGCGTACCCGATCAGGGCCACGGTGCAGCTCATCGTGCCGCTGGCGACCGTGTAGTCCACGGCCACGTGCACGCGGGTGCCGGTCTTGTTGGCGCTGATGGCCGGGCTGGCATCTTCGGGGGCCACGCCGTCGGTTGAGGCGGACGGGTAGGCCGTGGTGCCGGCGGAGCCGTTCAGGTCCTGCACCCAGATGATCTGCCCTAGTCTCTGCTGCGCTCCCATTTACGCTGCCTCTTTCTTGGCGATGCGCTTCCGCCACGCCGCCGCATCAGCGATTCGCTGGGGCACGTGGTCGATGCACAGGGTGTCGTTGATGCTGGCCAGGGTCATCTCGGGCGCCAGTTGCGCCCGCAGCGCCGTGGCGCGCGCCTCGGCCTGCTCGGTCCACGCCGTCTCCCAGTCGTGCCAGTTGAACCGGAGCGGCCCGGAGTCCTTGAGGTGGATGGTGTCGACCCGCGGGTCCGCCAGCACCTTGAAGCCGGCCGCGCGCATCCGGATGCAGAACTCGTAATCCTCGCCGACCTCGGCCATCTGGCCCCACTCGGTGCGGCGGAAGTCGAATCGGAACAGGGGAGGGGAGCCGCCGCGGAACGGGGCGGGGGCCTCCTCCTGGTCCTCGATGGCGGCGATGGCGGCCAGCGCGGAGACGCGGATCATCACGAACCCGGTGCCGACCCCGCCGACGTTCAGCGGCTTATACGGGAAGCCGGCCACGACGTGGCAGAGCTCGGCGGGGTGCTGCGGGTGCGGCAGCACCACTGTTGGGATCTGCGGCTTCTCGCGCAGGTAGACCGCGCCGATCATGCCGACGTCAGGGTGCGCCGCCATCACCTCGGCCCAGGCGTCGATCGGGTTGCCGGCCGGGCCGCCCGGGTCGACGACCAGGTCGTCGTCGTGCATGACCACGAAGTCGTACCCGCCCTCGATGGCCGCATTCGCGGCGAACGAGCGCGCCATCTGGACAGGGCCGCTGGTGAACTTGTGATCCTCCACGCGACGCTCGAACGCCTTGCACGTCAGCTCCAGGGCGCGCATGGACTGCACGTATCCCGGGTGAGGGTGCTTGCCGGTCGGCGTCGCGTAGAGGAGGCGGGGCACCTGCTAGTAGCCCCACATCTCGACCACCACGGTCGTGCTGGACAGGTTCGCGACCGTGTTGTCGACGTACAGGCCCGCCTTGCTCGTGCCCGTCAGGCCGTTGTTGTAGAACTGGAGCACCAGCGTGGTGACGCTGGAGGTGTCGCCCCGGAACTTCCCGGTGGCCGCGATGCCGGCGTTGTCGATGGTCACCGACGGGTTGACCAGGGTCACGTCGCCGCCCTTCACCTTCGTCTTGAAGTAATCCGAGACGGTGATGGACTCGCCGCCCGCGGTGTACGGGTTGGTGAGCGACACGGTCCCGAACACGTGCTTGTGAACGGTGCCTTCGTTGGCGGAGTACTGGTCGTCGATGATGGTGAACGTTGCAGTCATGGTGCGTACCTCAGAGCTGCGCCTGCGTCGGCGGAGCGGACTTGGATCTGGTGGTGGGCTTGGTGTCGGCCGTCCCGTCCTTGGCGTCGATGCGAGCCTTGAGGGCTGCGTGCAGCTCTCGGATCTCGTCGGTCGCGTCGGGCGAGTTCACGGCGAGTTCGAGCCATCGCCACTCGACGACGGTCCCGATGTTGTTGCCGTTTGACGCCACGTTGCGGTTGGGCCAGCCGTGCTGTCGGAGGATCCGGCGAGGCAGTCGCTCGCCGGGCATGTCGCGAACGGTGGCGTCGGACCCCAGCTTGACGATGCGCTTCTCGCGAGGCGCCTGCTGCTGCGTGCCGGGGATCCGAGTCTGGTGCCACTCGCTGTACTGGATGTCGTGCCGCGGGTTGACGGCGAGGAGACGGACCGGGGGCATCTCGTACACCTGGGCGGCGCCGTATTGCGGGACTCCGCCCTGCAAGCGAACGCCGTCCAGGTGCTCGAACACGTGCGACCGAAAGGGCTCGGGGAGCAGCAGCGCCTCGGTGTAGGTGAAATCGCCGCGCTGAAGCGCCGTGTCCACCATGACCGCGATCGCGTCGCGCCTCTTCTCCTCGGTCGTCGCGTTCTGAGCGTGCGAGATGTCCATGCCCGTCTCCTTGGCCGACTACGCCGTCAGCGTCGTGATCTTCCAGTGCTTCTTGCGGTTCTTCGTGCCCAGGCCGAAGGCGCAGGTCACGAGGAACTTGTCGGAGTCGTCCGTCTTGCCGAGCGGATCGACCTGGTAGTCACGCATGACCCCCAGGAACAGTTCCGGCATCGACAGGCCCAGCACGATCGAGTTCGTCAGGTCCCGGATCGGGATGATGGGCAGCCCGTCGTACGTGATCGGCTGGCTCGTCCCGGTCAGGTTGATGTTCTGGCCCGTCTGGATCTGGACCGAGTTGTTCGCGACACCGGGGTTGCCGATGACGCCCTTCAGCTTGTTCTGCTGCTTCCAGCTCACCCAGATCTCGGTGATGTCAGCGGCGTACTCGGCATCGCGGCTGTTCTGGGTCGCGCCGTCGAGGTCGCTGATCGCGATCGTGGTGGCCGCGCCCGCCGCCTCGTAGGCCGCCCACCAGGTGTACGTCCCCGGCGCGATGCCGCCGAGCGTGCCGGAACTGTCGACGATGCCCTGGATGCCGACGGGCGGCGTGAGGCCAGTGCCGAGCATGTCGGTCGAGATCTTGTCGGTCAGGTCCTTCATGCCGCTGGTGAACTCCAGCTCGATCTGGTTGTAGAACGCCGCCCCGGGGCTGCCGTTCCGCAACTGATCGCGGGCGTGACCCGTGATCTGGATGCCCATCTTGTAGTACTGGGCGCCGAAGTTCGCGGTCAGGTACGACTGCGAGCCGGGCACCCCGGCCGCGTCGCCCTCGGAGTACGTCGCGACCGACGTGTTGCCCCCGTAGTTCAGCTTGACGTTGAGATTCGCGCCCCCGGTGAACGGCACGCGCGTGAAGCGCCCCATCACCTCCTGGTTGCGGAAAATCGCCTCGGAAACGCCGCTCATCGCCTGCGTCTTCAGCGCGTCGGCGATGGAACTGGCAGCAGTCAAACCAGCCATGTTTGTTACCTCACGGGCCTAGCCCCGGGAGCGCTCCGCGCTTGGCCAACTCGGCCATGATCGCGGCGCCCACGGTCTTCGGCGGTTCGCCGTTGCCCGACGTGCCGGGCTCGGCCTTCTGTCCACTGGGCTTCGTTCCAGCGCCGGCCTTGTAGCCGGGCGCCTTGAGGTACGGCTTCGACGTGATCAGCTCCTCGACCATCTCGCCCACGTCCTTGCCCTCGGGCCCCGTCACCGTGCCGTCGTCGCCGACGACCAGTTTGGGAGCGATGAAGGCATCCAGCGCCTCGGGGTCTGCGACCTTCGTGGCGTGTGACATGAGCGCGCGCTGCTTCAGGGTGCTGACCTTGAACCCGGCCAGCTCGGCGATTGCCTTGTCGGCGTCGGCGAGCTTCTTGGCCAGCTTCGCGGCGTCACCCTTCAGCTTCTCGGCCTCGGACTGCTGCTGCTGCGACGACTTCAAGCGCTCGGTGAGGGCGTCGAGATCGTCCACGGACTCCACCCCGAGCTTGCTCAGGATCTCAGTCCGCGCCGCCTCGGCCGCCTTTCGCACCTCGGCCTTGTTCTTGCGCCCCATCTCGTCGTGGAACTCACCACGAGTGCGGAACTTGACCTCGTACTCATCGGCCGGCTTGTCGCCAGCAGATGCCTTGTCGTTGTCGTCAGCCATCTACTTCCGTTCCTCGCCCCGGCTCGACGGCGCCGGTTGCCGTTGCCCAGCGTTAAGGCGGCTGGTTCGCCTGCCCGTCGTTATCCGGACGGTTCGGATCTTTCGCGACCCCCTGCCCTCGCTCCTCGTCGCTGTCAAGCGGCATCGGAGGCTCCACCACCTTGAGCGACGCAAGCAGCGCCTCCATCTGCTCCGGGGGCAGGCCCGCGAACTTGCGGCGTGTCAGGTCCTGTCGCAGTTGCAGGTCGATCTCAGGCGATAGGCCCACCTTGCGCAGCGAGAGCACCTCGTCCACCTCCGCCTTGAACGTGCGCATGTCGAACTCGCGCGGATACTGGACGTGCACGCCCTCCACCTTCGCGACGCCGGTCTTGTAGCCGAGCACCAGCGCGGCGAGCCGCCGCTCGAAGTCCTCGCCCTCGCGCGCGATGTCCGCCAGGATGCTGCGCTTGTCCTCGCTCTCGAGCTCCAGGGCGTCGGCCGACGCCTGCTCCATCGACCCCTCGGAGCGCCCGCGCCCGATGCCCACGGCGGCGCGCGCCTGCTCGAGCGACGCGGCCACCGCCTCCATCAGCACGCGCGGCTGCTCGGGGTCCGGCGAGACGTACTCGGGCTTGCCGCCCGTGAGCGGGTTGTACCCGAAGGCCGTGTTCGTGCCGACCTGGATGGTGTCGATGTTCGGGTCAGGAATCGCCAGCCAACTGAACGTGCCCTTGTACAGGATGTCGTTCAGGAGGCTGGTGTAGTTGAAGACCGAGTTGGCCGCCTTGCAGAGGTCGCCCACCAGCGGCACGCCCTCGGGGAATGGCATGTCCTCATCGCGCGAGGAGTAGAGCGGCTCGAACGGCACGCGCCCCGCGCCGTGCGCCTTCTCGCCGACCCGCTGCTCGTGCTGCCCGTTGCGGTCCGTCTCCCACGTCTCGACGTGGTCGCGGTGCCAGATGCGAACGCGGTACTTCGGCTCCACCTTGTCCCGCCACGACTCGCGTCGCGCGTCGGTGTACTCGAACTGCTTGAGCCACAGCAGCTCGCCGTCGTCGTCCAGCGCCCAGTCGAACACGTCCAGCGGCGAGACCCAGTACACATACGGCTTGCCGTCGTGCTCGCCGTCGCTGTCCACGTCGACGCAGGCCCACACGATGCCGGTCACCTGTGCCCAGCGCAGGCCGCTGGTCATCCAGTTGTCGATCTTGTGCTGCCGGCGGTAGTCGACCCCGTCCCAGAACGCCTTGAGCTCCTCGGGCCCCTCGCGGTTCGCCGCCTTCTTGGTGGCGTGCGAGACCAGCGCGTTGACCGTGGTCTTGACGAAGTTGTGATAGTGGGCGCGCTTCCGCCGGTTCTCGTACTCCCACGACTTCTCGCGGTTGTGCCGGAACAGCAGGCTCGCATTGTCGATGGTCCGCGTGCCGACCGTGTCCTCGGCCTGCCCCGTCTCGTTGCGCGAGACCACGTAGGGCTCCTGGAACTCGACGGTGAGCCGCGTCGGGCGGTAATACTCGCGCCCGCCGAGGTAGCTCACGCGGTTGAATTCGCGCCACCACCAGCGCCGCTCGTACTCGGGGTGCCGGTAGAGCAGCGTGCCCTCGCGGTTGTCGGGCAGCGCTGCGGCGGAAGCCAGGTTTAGGAGGATCACCTCCCGAGGACCCCCTGCCCTAGCGTGGCGGGGGTGTCAAGCCGCGAACGGCGTCCAGCTAACTCCGCCCGAAACAGGCCGAGATAGCTGGACGGCCCCGCGAATCAAGGGTGGGTTAGAACGGCGCGGTGCGCAATTAAGGGGACGACGTCCCTCTAATTGCGCGGTGTGTCGTCAATGATTACGCGGCGATACTGCGCGTCACGCTGTATGTCACGGCCCACGAACTGAGCCCGGTAGCGCTGCGGACGCAGTCCATGCAGAGGCAGGCACGACCGTCTCTGTCGCACCCGTCTGCCCAGCACGCGACGACAGCGGGCGAACCGCAGGCGCATCGCCCGTTGCCCTGATGTTCGCTCGCGCCCTGGTCGGTGTCCGTGTCGTGCATGCCCCGATTCTACCTCATGCGGCGATGTCCAGCGGACGGAGGTACGCGCCGCGCACGGCGTAGCTCACGGCGTACCGGCAGGCGGTCGCCGCGTGGTCCTTCTGGTGCGGCGCTGGCTCCTCCACGATGACGCCCGCGCTCTTGTTCTCGTTCCACCGGTACGACTTCAGCTCGGCGATGAGGTTCTTGCAGCGCCGCAGGACGTGGAAGCGGCCCTGGTGCATCAGCGCCGCCATCGTCCGGATGCCGCCCCGGATGCTGCGCCTGTGCTCGTCGAAGTCGCCCGTCCCGTAGTTGGCGTGCCGCACGATGGGGATGCCCGAGTCGCGGAAGCGGAACAGGTTGTCGGGCTCGGCGGGGTCGCCGACCACCGTGCTGAAGCGGTACGTCTGCCGCAGCTTGCGGGCCTCGGGTATCCAGAAGTCCTCGACCAGGCGGCTGGCGCTGTACACCTCATCCAGCGCCCAGACGTGCCCGTCGGCCGTGATGCCCACGACCACCAGCGCGCCGGGCGCGGTGAAGCCCCAGTCCGCGCCGGTCAGGAGCTGCGTAAACCGCACCCCCTGCGGCACGGCGTCGACGACCATGGTGTGCTCGTCGAACTCGTCGTAAATCTGCCCCAGAAACGCCTCGCGGCTGGCCTCGTACTCCCGCTTGAAGTACTGGGGCGGCAGGTTCTTCCGGGCGTGCTCGACCTCGGCGACGATCCACGGCACCGACGTGTTAGCCACCGTGGGCCAGGTAAAGAAGGCATGCTCCGGATCCCCATCCTTGGCAGGCTTCTCGAAGGCCTCATACGTCCAGTCCTGCCCCAGCGGGGTGGTGGTGGCGAGGCACCAGCCGCGCTTGGCCAGCAGCGTAGGCCGCAGGTACCCGGACCAGGCGTCATGCCGCAGCCGCGCCGCCTCGTCGATCCATGCGCCATCGAGCGGCACCGACACCAGGCGCTTCGGGTCCTTGCCGCTCTTGAGCTCGATGAGGACGTCGCCCTTGAGCCAGTAGCTGTGCTCACTGGCGTTGGCGTAGTCCACCAGTGCGCCGGGGATGGTCTGCAGCAGGTAGCGCTCGGACTGGTCGAGCAGGTCATACGTCTCACCCACGACCCAGTAATGCAGACGTGGGTTCCGGTCCCACCACGTCGCGGAGTTGGGCCGCACGTCGCCGGGGTGGTACGGGCGGCCCTCGGCCAGGTTCCGCTGGAGGTCCTGGAAGATGCGCCGCACGAACTCCTTGGCGGTCGAGAAGGACTTGCTCGACTGCCGGCCGCACAGCGACAGGATGAAGCGCGCCCCGCTCTGGTGCATCTTCCAAGCGGGGGCGATCGGGTCGTAGTCCGCGAACAGGTCGAAGTGCTGGGCGTCGTCGCTCACGCTGCCCGGCCGCCGTGCGATGCCGCCCAGGCGAACGCCTCCTCGAACGTGCGCCCACAGGCCACGGTGCTGGCGGTGCCCACGGCGCAGATGCCGTCACGCCACTGCCGGGCCCAGCCCCTCGGTCCCCAGCGGCGCTTAGCCTCGGCGTCCGCCTCTGTGACGGTCATGCGTCGTCGGTGAGCCTGATGTACGCCTGGCAGTCCTGGCAGTAGGTGAACAGCACGCCGTGGCCCTCCACCTTGGAGACGAGCTGCCTCCAGTCGTGGTCGGCGTGCAGCGGCGCCTGCACGCGCATCATCTCGGCCAGCTTGACCATCTCGGCGATCCGCTTCTCCATCGCGGCCGTCTCGGCCAGCGCGGCATCGACCACCTGCGTCCACGCGTTGTCTTTCATGGCTTGCTCCCCAGCGTCGTGTCCGTCGTCGCCGTCACGGGCACCACCTCCCGTGGCGGGCGGATGTCCCCGTGGATGACGATGGTCGTGGGCGCCTGCGCGTCCTGCTCGGCCGCCCTGGGCGCCCCGTAGCCGTAGGCCAGCAGCAGCCGGGCGGCGTCGATGGCGTCCTTGTCCTTGCCCTTCAGCACGATGATGGCGAGGCGGCGCACGCAGGACGGCCCGTATTCGCGGGCGAGTTCCAGCAGCGACCGCTCCCCCTTCGGGCGACCGCCGGGGTTGCCGCTCACCCCCTTCGGGAACGGCCTACCGCCCGGCACGGTGCGCTCCCTGCTCTGCGCTGCTCTCAGCCGCTTTGGCGTGCGTTCTCGGCATGTTCGCCCTCTTGACCCCCTGCCCTAGGTCCGCGGTGGTGTCAACGGAGGCGGCTCCCCTTCGATGCGACGCAACAGGGCGGCGCAATACGAGCAGTCGTCCTCGGCGAACCTCCGCAGTAGTGCCAGCCTCTCGCTGTGCTTCGCACCCTCGCTCGCGTGGCTCCTCAAGCAGTCCGCTGCTTGCCGCCAGGCGGTCGGCGGCGGCCCCACGAACTCGCGCTGGCACTGCTCGCAGCGGGCGAACGCTGTCCCTTCGTCGCTCATCGCTTCCTCCAATCTGCCGGGCTCCGAGCCCTGGCGTACCCCCGTGCCGTCTTGATTGCCGCCCGCGCCGCCACCACCCTCGTCCCGTCCCAGAACTCGATCAGCACCCGCTTTGCCGCCGCGCTGATGCTCCAGTCCCGTGTCCCGCTCGAGGTCGTCACCGCCTCGCCTCCCCACGCCACGATCCGGCACCGCTGCCCGTGTCGCTCTGGCAGCACCCGGCGCAGGTACCAGCGATAGGGGTAGTCGGGGCGGACGGCCATGGCTATTTCCACGGCGGCCACGCCTGCGGTGGCACGTTCCCCTCACCTTTGCCGGCCATCCACACCCAGCGCTTCTCGCTGGAGCTCCACCGTACCAGCCGCCCCGTCACCACGCGCGAGGGCAGGGCGGCTAGCGGCACCTGCTCTCCGAGGCACGGCTCCGATAGCGTCTCGGCGGTGATGCGGTACGGGCACACGATGGCGCTGCCCTCCCGGTGGTCCTCGGTGATCAGCTCGGCGACTCGGTCGTCGGTCGTCCGCTGGTCCTGCTCGGTCGAGACCCTGACGTGCCCGGACTTGCGGCAGCCGGGGCACGCCCACGGCATGCGCCACGCGAGGGTCATGCGGCCCGTGGCCAGGACGCGGCTCTCGTGCTCCGCGTCTAGCGGGACCCACCTAGCCACGGGTCACCACCTTGGCCGTGCCGGCGGGCCGCACGCACATCACGTACCGGCTGCGCGGACTGTGCTTCGCGTTCTCCAGTTCGACCTGGAACACGGCATCCTCGGCGGTGTATGCCAGGACCCTGACGTGCTCCGCCTGGGGCGCGTTGTATGCCGCACGCGAGTTGTAGACCTCGACGACATAGGCGCGCACCCGGCTTGCCGTTGCGTCCTTCACCACGGCACCACCCCGAACCGCCGCATCATCTCGACGTGCTCCGCCTCGCTCTGGTCCGCGTCCAGGCGTCCGGGGTCGCGCGGGGGCAGCGCGGCGGCGCGGGCGATCCGCTGCATGCCGCCGTCGGGGTTCACGGTGCGGACGACGAGCGGGAGGTCGTGCGGCGACTCCGCCAGCAGCGAGTTCTTGCGCACGTGCTCCAGCCACGGACGCCCGCTCTTGCCGCCGCCGCCGCCGCGCTCGACGACGTGCACGCGGCTCACGCCCGCCGCGTTGGCGCGCCCTAGCCACTCGGTGTCGACGTGCCACTTGAAGCCCTCGTCCATGCCGCCGATGTCCTCCCAGATGTCCCGAGTCGTCGCCCAGCCCGAGGGCGTCGGGAAGTCATTGATCCGGTGGTACCCGCCATCCGTGTCGACCTCGCGCGCGTTGCACGTGACGAGGCCGCGGAAAGGGAGAAACGGCACCTGCGCCTCCAGCTTCCACGGCTCCCAGATGTCGTCGTCCTCCAGGAACGCCAGCACATCGCCGCTGGACGCCCGCACCGCCGCGTTCACGGCCGCCGCCTGCCCCGCGCCCGCGGCGTGCGCCACCACGACGTCGGAGAAGCGCTCCGGCAGCGGCGGGGCGCCTGTGTCGAGACCGACGACCAGTTCCAGGTCGAAGCCGCCGCGCTGCCTCCGCGCCGACATCAGCGCGCGGTCGAGGTAGAGACTGCCCCGGCCGCTGGCGGGATTCGCCTGGAGCCGGGACGGGACGATCACGGAGATTTTCATGACTTCGCCGCCTCGTGTAGCCGGCGCATCGCCTCGGCCAGCATCTTGTCCCTGGCCCGCTCGTAGAGCACCAGTTCCATCTCCACGATGGTCGTAAGCGCGGCGACATTGCTCGGGTGCAACTCCTCGCCGGAGAGCCGCTTGAGCGCCTCCTTTGCCATCAGTCCGCCGAATACCACCATGTCGTATTGCGAGAACCGCTTCTCGTGGACGTACCGCTTCTCTGCCTTCGTCATGGCTTCTGCACCTCCAGCTTTCCGCTCCCCTCGCACGACCCGCACTGGTGGGCCTCGTATTTGTGGGTCGAGAAGTTCCACACGATCTTGCTCCCCGAACCCCAGCACTCGGGGCACGCGACGTGATTCCGCTTAGCCTTTCTGTTTTTCATGGCTTCAACGCCTCCAGGTAAGGGTCGTAAATGATCCGCGCCTGCTCGTCGGTGACGCAGTACTCGGGGCGGGTCAGCACCGTGTGCCCCTCGGGTAGCTCGCGAAACCCGCTGTAGTGGTAGGCCACGATCGGCCGCCCGCCGAAGTACGGCACGCCGTCCCGCGTCTCCAGCGGCTGCGTGTGGACGGCCCAGGGCCCGAGGTTGGCGCCGGGGTGCTGCACGACGTGCGCCCCGAACCGGGCGGGCCACTCGTCCAGGTACTTCTGATCCCCGTACCTCAGCCGCCGGTCGGGGATGGGCACCGGCTCGACGCGGTCGTAACACCAGTCACGAACCTGCGCCGCCCAGTGCTCCGCGACCGCGCGGTCGGCGACGTGCACCAGGCCGACGTTGTAGAGGCCGAACTGCTCGTGGGTCGCGCGCGTCGGGATGGGCCAGGGCGCGGCCTCGGCGAAGTTGTGCGGGAACACCGCAGCGGGCGCGCCGCCGATCTCGGCGAACACCGGCTCGGAGTCGGAGTGGAACATCACGTCGGCGTCGACGTAGGTCACGGGCTGGCGTGTCCCCTCCATCACGTCGGCGATGAACTGCGGGCCACAGGTCCAGTAGTGCTCAATGCGCGAGCGCGGCGGCCCCGGCAACTGGTCGAGCGCGAGGCGCGGGCTGCACCGCAGGAAGTCGTCGGCGTGGTCCACGTAGGCGTTGGGCCACTCGTCCACCGCGTCATGCGTCCCCCCGTCCCAGGCCAGGACGTTCAACTCGAACGGCCCACAGTGCCGCTCCATCGAGCGATACAGCGCCCGGAGCTTCGGCAGATACGCGCGGTCGGCGTAGGTGGCGTACTGCCGTGGCTTCGCGAACGTGAACGTCACGGAGTCGCCGTCGGCGGGCGTCGACCCGCACGCCTGGAAGCCCAGTCGCTCCATCGCGTTGCAGATGTCCGCCGCCCCGAACTCCCACGCCGGGAACGTCTTGCCGTAGCCGCTCGTGGTGGTGCGGCGCGTGCCGTCGCGGATCGGAACGCGGTGCAGGATGACCCAGCGCCGGGACGCCTCGCAGAGCCCGGCGAGGTGCCGCCGCCAGTCGTCGACGTGCATCAGCGCGCAGCCGTCGATCACGATGTCGGCCCGGTGCCCGGCCATCGTGTCGACGTGCACCCACGTCGCGTCGGGCCATCGGTCCCGCGCGATGGCGAGCGCCGGCGTGCTCACGTCCAGGCCGACGAACCGCGCGTAGGGCACGCCGGAGCGGTCGAGGATCTCCTTGCCGTAGCCCGACGCGCAGCCCACCTCCAGCACCACGCCGGGGCAGTTCGTGGCGCGCACGGCGTCCGCGAGCGCGGAAAAATGCCTTGGCCACGGCTGCCGCTCGAGCTGCTGGTCGACGAGGGCCCGCTGCTGGCGGGCGACCTCGGCGTCGTCCCAGGGGTTCGCGCTCACCTAGTACCCCTCGAATTCGGGGATGGCGTCGAACGCCGCCTTGTCCATGTATTCGACCTTCACCTGCGCGCTGTTGAACCCAGCCGCCTCGTAGTTGTCATCGGGTCCGATGGCACCAGCGAGCGCCTCGCTGAATTCGTTCAGGTCGTCGAACGCCTGCCAGCCATAGGTCGGGATGCGGAACATGTAGACGCGGACTCTCATTACACGGCCTCCTTCACGCTGCGGACCACGATGAACGCTGGAGAAAAGTCGGCGACAACCCGAGCGACGTGCGCCGGCTTGCCCTTTGTAGCGATGCGCCCGGCCTCGTCCTCCGCCTCGGCCTGCGTGTCGCAGGCCTCCAGTCGCCACCCATGCCCGTCGCGGTTATCCACCCAGCAGACGAACCACCTTGGCTTCACGTTGCCTCCTTCACGCTCTTGATGACGTGGTCCTGCTCGGCGTCGGTCAGGTACGGGTAACAGGGCAGCGACAGCGCCTCCCGCGCCAGCCGCTCCGCCACCGGGAACGCGCCGGCCCCACCGTGGTGCCGCCAGCGCGCGTGCTCGTGGATGGCGCGCGGGTAGTGGATCATCGTTCCCACGCCGCGCGCCTCCAGCGCCGCCCGCAGCCGGTCCCGCTCCGGGTGCCGCACGACGTACACGTGATAGACGTGGGTCGACCCCGGCGGCTCATACGGCACCGTCACCAGCCCGTGCAGCTCCTCGGTGTAGCGCTTGGCGATGGCCCGCCGCCGCGCGATCCAGTCGGCGACGAACGGCAGCTTGGCGCGCAGGAAGGCCGCCTGGAGCTCGCTCAAGCGCGAGTTCTGGCCGCGCCCCGACACCTCGCCCGTGTCCGTCATCCCGTAGTGCCGGATGGCCCGCGCCCGC